GTTGAGTGGCAGTTTCATCGTAGTTGAGGGGTGCGACATATCCGTTCGCACCGGGGGCGGGCCGGCAAGCTACGGCATCCGACTTGACAACCCCACAGGCGCAGCAACGTCGCGCCAAAGCTGGACGATTAGAGGCAACCGTGTAAACGGCACCACTGGCAACGCCGGCATCATGTGCATTTGGGGCGCTAACAGCGGCGAGTTTGTCACCGACATCACAGTCGAAGACAACGAGGTGACGAACATCCCATACGTTGCCGCAGCCAACGCGCACGGCTACATCATCCAGGGGCGCTCATCGTCCATCTACCTTGACCGCGCCGGGCTGTGCGCCGCCGGAGTGCGGTTCAACCGCAACAAGGCGCTTCGTGTCGCGGGGTATGGCGCTTATCTGGAGAGCATCATCGCCGGGGGGTCGTTCGCAAACCAGGCGAACAACAACACTATTGTCGGCGTCGGCGACGGAAATCTGGATGTCCACTGCCTAGCGTTTCAAGGCGTGCAGGACATGGAATGCTTTGACAACGTGGTCGGCGATTCCAGAGCGTTTTCAGGCGGCACCACAGGAACAGGCGTCGGCATATTCATTGACATGCCCACCGCCGATTCGCGCGATGGCTGCGACCGCATCAAGGTCCGCCGCAATCGAATCTTCAACACCGGCCAAGGCGCTGGGCTCGGGATCGAGGTGGGCGGCGCTGGCATCTTCGTTCTGTCGAGCCGGCAGATCGACGTTCAGTACAACGTCATTGAGGACTGCACGAACGGGATTGTTACACAGGGCGGATTCCCTGCCGATCACGCATCTCAAAACGTGCTGGTCGAGAACAACACGATTCTGCGCTCCAGTAGAAACGGCATCATGACCATCGGACGCGCTGACCTTGTGACGGTGCGCAACAATCATGTGAACACTGCGCCGGTCGGCATTTTTCTGCAAACTTCCGTTGAGCCTTCGACCAACTACGCAGAAACGAACAATGCCGTTTCCGGCTGTACGCAGCCGTTCACTCAGGGCGGCGATCCAGGCACGACCGAAACAGCGCGCACGCCGAGCGGCACGAACACCAGCACGGATGCAAGAGCAAGCACGGATGGACGCCCGTTGCCAGGCTCTCCGCTGCTGACGGCAGGCGCTGACCTAGGCTATCGCCGCGACATCGAGAACAAGCAAGGCCGCAAGTTCATCGGCGCTTACGCAGCCGCGCGCCTGCGCAGCCCGATCTGACATGGCAACCTTCTACGTCAACGGTTCGGCGCTTGTGAATGGCACCGGCAGCGAGTCGTCGCCATACAACGCGGTGCCGTCGAACACGCTGACGGGCGGCAATACGTGGCTCTTCGACCGTGCCGGCGTGCTAAACATGGCCGGCGCGACGCTGGCCAGCGGCAACAACGTCATCATGGGCGCGTATGGCTCAGGCTCGGGCCTGCCGCGCATCATCGGCGCTGCGGACCTGTGGTCGTGCGCGACGGCGACATCGCCGATCCTGATCGAGGACATCCACTTTGTCCGCAACGCTGCTGTGGGCGGTATCGGCGTGCGGTGCTCGCAGATGTCGGGCGCGTCCAGCTTCACGATGCGGCGCAGCATCATTGAGGGATTCGGCACGCAGATCAACGGCGACCGCACCTCGCGGGTAACGCTTGACCGCGTGCAGTTCATCGGCGGCACAACGACCTACGGCATTCAGGCGACGGCGACCAGCGGCAACAACTGCGATGACTGGACGCTTGCCGGGTGTCAATTCGACGTGGGCAGCGGGTTCCTGTTCAACACCTCGACAAGCACCAGCACGACCGGCGCATGGAACCGGCTCCGCATCCTCGGCAACCGATTCAACGGCAGCACGGCGAACGACATCAATCTAGGGATGCCGACATCGCAGGCGAATTCCGCGAAGTGGCTGCGGGTGACGGCGCCTAGCACGGTGCAGATGTTCGATGACGAGGCGGCGACGATCCCGGCAAACCTGCCGGCATGGGCGCCAGGCTCGACGGTGTTTCTCGCTGGCTTCTCGAATCGCGCGAACTTCGGCCTGTTCACGGTGTCGAGCGTGACGACCAATACGCTTGTGGTGTCGGAAACCAGCCTGCAGACCGAGGCCATCGGGCGCAACAAGGGCATCCACCTGCGCGACGCGACGCGGGCGTTCCTGGACGTGCTGATCGAAGGTAACGTCATCACATCGCCCGGCGCCACGCCCATGAACCTCAACGGCATTCGCGGCCTGGTGGCGCGCGGCAACCGCATCAGCGGCGGGCGTGGCGTCGGCGCTGTGTCGGCCAGCATCGAGACGATCAACGTGCTCGGCGCGATGGTCGAGGGCAACGACATTCGCAACATGTTCGTCAGCAGTGGCGTCCAGACCGTTGACGGCATGGGCATCATGTTCGACGGCGCATCCGAGGATTGCGTCGGGCGCGACAACTACGTCTCCGACCTGACGCCGACGACGACGGCCACGCCCAACAGCGCGGCGGCGTTCGCGCTCTTTGAGTCGAAGAACTGCCGGTTCACCAGCGGCGTTGCCGAGCGCTGCCACCGTGGCCTGTGGGTCGGCGGGCCGGGCACGACGGGCAGCGCGCGGCAGTTGACGCTGAACGCCTGCACGCGCGGCTACGAAATCAACGCATCGCCGGCTGCGGGCGCAATCGCGCTGCGCAACAGCATCGTGCAGAACTGCGGCACGACGGGCACGGACGCGGCGACATCGACCATTGACAGCGTGACCTATCACGCCAACGCCAGCGGCTCGACGCTGGGCACCAACGCGCTGACGACGAACCCGCAACTGTCGGCCGACCTGCTGCCGCTGCCGGGGTCGCCGAGCCTCACGAACGGCGCCGACCTGGGCTACGTGCGTGGCATGGGCAACGTGCAGGGGCGCAAGTTCCGTGGCGCGCATGCGGCTGCAAGGCTGCGCAATCCGCCTGTCGCCGCTTGACCACACTGAACACCGCATGAACGCACCCCTTCCCACCGGCGTCAGCCAGGCCATCGCGCGGGCAGCCGAGTCGAAGCAGGAGAAGATGGCCGCGTTCGCGCAGGCCATCTGCCGGATGCGCGACGAGGCCGTCAAGGGCCGCCAGGAGTCCGGCATCGAACTGACGTGGATGGAGTGCGAAGAAGCCTACCTGGGCATTGACGACGAGAACCGCGACGAGTTCAGGGGCGCGGCCTGGGCCAAGCCGACGAGCATGGAAGGCCCGCTAACCAAGCGCCGTCGCAACTCCAGCGACGAGGTGCGCGCGACGGGCTTTGTCCGAATGACCTCGCGCTACGTGGACGCCGCGGCGGCCAAGATCGGCGAAATCGCGCTTCCGATCGACGGCAAGACCTTCTCGCTGGACCCGTCGCCGGTGCCCGAACTGACGAAGGCGCTCGAGGACACGTCGCCCGTGCTGGTGAACGGCCAGCCGCAGATGCGCCCGGCAACGCCCGAAGACGCACTGCCGGCCAACACGCCGGCCGAGCCGATGCCACCGGGCCAGCAGCCCGGACAGCCGCCCGCCCAAGTCCCGCTGACCGTGGCCGACCTCGCGCGCAACATGAAGCGCAAGGCCGAGGAAGCCGCGGAGAAGGCCGAAGACCAGATTCGGGACTGGATGGGCGACTACGGTCACACGAAGGAGATGCGCAAGGTCTTGTTCGACGGCGCGCGACTCGGCTCCGGCGTGCTGCACGGCCCGATCCCCGAGGAAAGCCAGTCGAAGGCGGTGACGGTCAAGGGCGGCACCATCGCCTTGCAGGTGGTCAGCAAGATCAAGCCGGCCGGGCGCTGGACGGACCTCTGGAACCTGTGTCCCGACCCGGCGTGCGGCGAGGACATCCACGCGGGCAGCTTCATCCTTGAGCGCGTGCCGTTCACGAAGCGACAGCTTCAGGACATGAAGAAGAAGCCCGGCTTCATCGCGGAGTCGGTGCAGAAGGTGATTGACGAAGGCCCCGGCAAGGTCAACGAGTCGCACAACCCGATTGCTCCGCCGAACAAGCGCCAGTGGACCGGCTGGAAGTTCTACGGCGTCATCGAGGCCGAAGACCTCGAACTGCACAACCCAAGCCTGTACGCCAAGAAGGGCTGCAAGCCGGGCGAGCCGGTGTTCGCCATCGTCACGATGGTCAACGACACGCCGGTCAAGGTGGCGATCAACCCGCTGGAGTCGGGCAGGTTCCCGTACCGCGTCATGTGCTGGCGCCGCCGGGCCGGGCATTGGGCTGGCGTCGGCGTGGCAGAGCAGATTCGCTTCCCGCAGCGCCTGGTGAACTCGGCCACGCGGGCGATGGTGAACAACGCGGGCAAGTCGGCCGGCTCCATCGTGGTCATGGAGCAGAACGGCATCGTTCCGGCAGACGGCAGCAACGCCATCACCCCGGACAAGCTGTACTTCCGCACCGGCGAGTCGGTGTCCGACGACATCAGGAAGGCGTTCGCCGTCTTCGAGGTTCCGAACGTCACAGCGCAGATCATGCAGATCGTGGAGTACGCCTTCAAGCTGGCCGAGGAATCCTCAAACATTCCCCTCATCACCCAAGGCCAGAGCGGCGACACCACGCCCGACACCTTTGGCGCGACGCAGATCCAGAACAACAACGCGAACCAGCTGCTGCGCGACGTGGGCTTTGCGGTGGCCGAGGACATCACCGAGCCCTACGTCAACGACTTGTACGAGTGGCTGCTGCTGGACCCGGACGTGCCCAACGACTGCAAGGGCGACTTCAAGCCCAGCGTCAGCGGCAGCATCGCGCTGATCGAGAAGGCTATCCAAGACCAGACCATCGCGCAGCTTGGCCCGATCGTGATGAACCCGGCGTTCGGGATGGACCCGGAGAAGTGGGCCGAGAACTACCTGCGCACGAAGCGCCTGAACCCGGGCGATTTCCAGTTGAGCGAGGAAAAGAAGAAGGCGATGGCCGCCGCGCCGCCGCCAAAGGCGCCCGCAGTCCAGGCCGCGGAGATCCGAGCCCAGGCCCAGATCGAGACGGCCAAGAGCCGCGACACGCTGATGGCCGAGAAGATCCGCGTGGACACCGACCGCGACCGCGAGCTCGTGCTGTCGATGCAGCGCCGCGACGAAGGCCAGTACGAGGCGCGCATGGAGGAACTGAAGCTCAAGCGCGAGATCGCCATGCTCCAGTACGCCACGCAGCAGCAGGTGTCGCTGGAAAAGGCCAAGACGGACCTGGCGCGCGAAACCATGCGCCTGTCTGTCACCAGGGAGCTAGCGCAACTGAAAACCGAGCCAAGCTCAGAAAACGAGCCGACCGTGACGCCGCCGGCTACGCCACCCATCGAGCCCGCCGGCCGCGCCGACGAAGGTCGATCGTATGAGCAGTAGGTCTGGCATCTACAAGATCGTTTGCACTGCGCACGGCAAGACTTACGTCGGCAGCGCCGTCAATCTCAAAAAGCGCTGGAGCGAGCACATCCGGGACCTGAACGTCGGGAAGCACAGGAAGCCGGCCATGATGAGCCAAGAAGCTGTGTTGGCGGCGTCACAACGGATGACCGGCCGAGTCTGGACGCAGGATGAAATCCAGCGCCGTGTCGCCACGCGCAAAGCCACGATGGCGACGCAAGCCGCACCTGAGAAGTGACCGAGAAGTTCCGCCCCGTCGAGCACGAGCGGCAAACGCAACTCTGGCGCGGACTGATGCGCCACGTCGAGGAACGCATCACCGAGCTTCGCCAGCGCAACGACGCTGACCAAGACGAGCGGGCCACAGCCAACCTGCGCGGGCGCATCGCCGAACTGAAGGCGCTGCTCGCGCTGGACAAGCCCGAACCCTGAATCTGGTGCGGTCGCCGCAAACGACCGCACCTCCCGAATCTGCCGGGCAACCGGCAAGGCCGCCGACCCAACGGGTCCACGGCACGAGAACCACCCACGCTGTAGGCGCCGGTGGCTTTTGGCGCTTCTGAGCGCCCCCAAGGAGAGAACCCAAGGCAATGAGCACGCCAGACCAAGACACCGACAACGACCTGATGGCAGGCTTCAGCGACGAACCCACGGAAACGCCGGTTCAGAGCGAGCAGACCCAGGACGAGAAGCCCGCCGAGCCTGCAGCCGCAGAGCCCGCGCCGGTCAAGTACGCGCAGATTCCCGAAGACGAGTACCTGTCGCTGAAGGCAGTGGCCGCCAAGATCCCCGAGATCGAAGCGCGCTTCCAGCAGCAGCAGGACAAGGTGTTCGGCAAGATCGGCGGCATTGAGCGACTCATCCAAGAGTCGCGCGCATCGGGTGGCGGGCTGGCGAAGGAAGACGTAGACCAGTTCCGGGGCGACTTCCCCGAACTGGCAGCCGTGCTGGACAAGATGGTCGGCGCCAAGCAGACCTTCAACGCCGACGAGGTGGTGAAGCCTGCGCTGACCGAGCTTGATCGCAAGTGGGAGATGCGTGCCCTCAAGCGCGTGCATCCCGACTGGCTGGAAGTCAGCCAGGGCGAGGACTTCAAGGCGTGGGTGCCAACCCTGCCTGAAGCCGAGCAGCAGCAACTGGCAACGTCCTGGGACTCGGAGTTTCTGGCCGAGACCCTGACCAAGTTCAAAGCCTCGAAGAAGCCGGCGCCGCCACCGACGCCGAACCCCGGTTCCTCCCGCAAGGACGTTCTGCAAAGCGCCATCACGCCGCGAGGCACCGTCGCGCACCAAGGTGCCAACGACGAAGACGAGTTCATGTCGGGCTTCCAGTCCGGCTAACCCAACCTACTTTCTGGAGTTCACACCATGCAGACCTATGCCCTTACCCCGGGCCGCATCAACCGAATCAAGGGCCGCATCCTGGCCCGCGCCATCCCGGTCGAAGTGCTTTCGCGCACCGGCCGCCAGGTGCAGATGCCCAAGAACCAGGGCGACACCTACATCGCCCGCCGCTACCTGCCGTTTGGCGGCACGACCACGGTCCCGAACCAGTTCTTCGGCACCACGACCGCCGTGGACCGCGGCAACACCTACCTGCAGGCCCACGCCACGCAGGAAGGCGTGACCCCGACCCCGGACACCGTGACCCCGATGGACTTCCAAGTCGTCGTGCAGCAGTACTCCTGCCTGTACGGCTTCTCGGACAAGACCTACAACCTCTACGAGGACGACATCCCCGCCGAGATGACCAAGATGGTCGGCGAGCGGATGACGATGGTCAACGAGATGGTGGTGTACGGCGCCCTCAAGGCCAGCACCAACTACTTCTACGCGGGCGGCGGCTCGACGCTGGCGTCGGTCAACACCTTCATCACCATCGGCCTGCTGCGTCGCATCGCACGCTCGCTGATGGCGAACCACGGCGGCATGGTGACTTCGACCCTGAAGGCCGGGCCGAACTACGCGACCGAGGCGGTGGCGCCGGGCTTCTTCGTCTACATCCACACCGACACCGAGCCGGACATCCGCGACCTGCCGGGCTTCATCCCGGCCGAGAAGTACGCCAGCGGCAGCCCGATCGCCAACGAAATCGGCAAGTGCGAGCGCTTCCGGTTCGTCACGTCGCCTGACCTGCCCTCGCGGCTGGACAGCGGCGCGGCAGTGGGCTCCACGGGCTGCGTCTCGAACTTGGGCACGTCCATCGACGTGTACCAGTTCATCGTGCTGGCCGAAGACGCCTTCTCGCAAGTCGCAGTGCGCGGCCTGGGCGCGATGGACCCCACGTTCATCGCCCCGGGACAGAAGGACAAGGCCGACCCGCTGGGGCAGCGCGGCTACGTCGGCTGCGCGTGGTGGAAGGCGGCG